GAAGTAAATGGACATAACAAAGGTTGCAGTAATAGCAGATGTACTGATCTCTAGCCAAGACTGTAAGTCTGATCGCCTTGTACTTACGCTGACTGCGTGGGTCACCGCGCTTAGCCATTAGTAGTGACCTGTCTTTAGATGATATGCCAAGGCCTTGCACGGTGTGCCATACCTATGGGCTATGTACTTCAAGCCTGCATCTATTTGCTTATAAGGGTCTTTAGTCTTTAGCTTTAATAACTGTGGAATACCAAATGCAGTAGATCGTTTGTTATCAGCTAATGGATTCCATCGTGACTCTAAATGCCAAAGCTGCTCTAGACATAGGTATTGCCTATGGTTAGTTAGTTTGATATGACTATAGAGTTTATATTTTTCTTTCTCTATATCATTATTATTAATAGCATAAGCATTATTAATAGATGCTATTACAAGACTAGATGGTAGCACATACCACCAAATCCATTTTGATTTACGCGTGATCTTGGGCGTGTCACAGCTCATCGCACTCATGCTTTTCATCTGGATTAAAGCTGCAGAAATAGCATCCTGCGTTCTGTCCACAGGTTATGCACAAGTATTTGAACTGTATTGAGTCACAGCATGAGTTATAAACACCGTTATCCACGATTGTGTAAAACTTCTCGCCAAGCCGTTTACTCATCGTTATCATCCGCATCTACCTGTTGCATAAGATCCTCGAACGCCGCAATAACATCCTGTGGCGTTCTGTGTATTTTGCTAAAACGTGCAATACGTTCGGCTATTGCCCAATCATCGGCATTAATCATCATTACCCCTAATTGTGGCTACTATGCTTTCGACTAATGCGCCTTCAGCTAAGTTGTTGCACACCTGGCATACATGCAAAGGCATGTACTTGTGTTCGATCTCTTTAGCTAGTAACTCACGCAAATCTTGCAATATCGTACGCATCTCTGGATTGCTCACTTATCTTTACCCCATCCTGTTCCCTTAAATATGATTGAAGGTGCGCTAAACACGCGTATCATCGGGTAGCTGCAGCACAAGGGTGCGGCATCGCCGTGTGTACTTACCGGGTGATTCATCTCTAATTCTGCGCCGCATTGATCGCAGCGGTATAAGTAACTAGGCATTTTGCACCGAATTAGGCATGACTGTATATGCGCTAGTGCATTGTTCGCACTTAATGATAATGATCGGAACTACGCCATTTACCAGGTGAACCGATAAGCTCATCTCTTTGTAGTCCTCGCAGTTACAGCTGATTCTTAGCTCGTTATCCATTTAGCACATCCTCATCTTTAGCGCGTTCGGTGTCGAGTAGCATCTCTATGCCCATAACGCCACAGCCTAAGCATTGAACGCAAACTACGTTAGGCGGCAGGTTAATAAATTCATCTACGATTTTGTGTGTTTGCATGCCGGGGCCGATCTTGGCGCAAACCCTGCATTTAATTTTCAGTAGTGCCATATACGGACTTCCTTAATGTATCCATTTCAAATAACTCACGCTGAGATATCCAGAAATTGCCATCAGCAGGGTTGTAATACTTCGCCTTTTTAGCCCATACCACAGGCATCCAGCCTATGATCTGATAAACGGGTGACTTATTTACTACAAGTATGGCTACATCGGTTAGACGTGGGTAATCCTTGTGTATGATTAAATGCCCATTTATGTACTTAGTCCACTTAACTTCAAAGCCTAGGTTTCCCATGGTTATATCGGCTTCATCGTGGAAAGTATTAACGGTAGGTATAAAGTTACGGATGCCCATGTATTGCGCTACCGCGATCTCCGCGCCTGCAGCTTCACTATGCTCAGCTACAAACTCATGAAAGTTTATCTTTGTGTTGTATCGGCCAGCATGATCGGGCGTATTAGCCTTCTCGCCTGTACTACGGGCAAACCCACTCGCTGCTGCCTGTAACTCCTGCGATCTGTCTAAAATAACCTGCACGATCTGCGCCATCTCGGTTATAGCCATACTGGTTTGCATTGGTCGCCGCGTGACTTGCTGCTACAAGTGTATCCGCGATATTTTGAGCCAGTTTTAGGGCTCACGCCTTCCTTATAAACCATCCGACCGTGTGAGCAAATAGGCGCAGGGTCTAATATCTCGCCACCTAGTTGCGCTTTAATGTCTGCAATAGTTTCCGCAGCTGGGCGCACACTACCCACGCCATCAACCTTTACTGCAGGTGTAGCAGTAGCCCATAGATCAACCTCTACTGCAGGCTGAGCCTGTAAGCGTTCTACCTTTTCCATATCCTGCCGTGTAGGCCGTGCATCGCTAGGCATTAATAGCCCTATGCTGCGCCCGATTGCGCTGGTAGAACAATTTTCTATCCAGAAATCACGGTTCACGCCTCGATCGCTACGCGCCTCATAGGCATAATCCACGGCTGCCGGTACTAAATCCTCATGCTCACGAAATACGCTGGCACGGATGATTACATAACCATCCTTAACGTTTAACTCTACGATCTCGGTGACGATTCGGCCTGAGATGTGGGTTTCTCTAAACCGCTTAATGCGACTATTGACATCCTCGTAATTATCTAGGTTAAATGTCATGAGTTGCGCACGATCTCTTTAGCTGAGTTAAATGCAGCTCTTAAACCTGCAGCGCGGCCACGATTAAAGCCGTCTTTAACGCCTTCCTTGTAACCTATTGACCAGCCCACTAAAAACCATGCAACGCTTACCAATAAAACTATTACTGCAACCTTTGTTATGTCCATTTACTTCGCCCTTGTTTGGGTTAAGCCGCACTACACCGAATTAGGTAGCCCTGCCTAACGTGTAAATGAAGGGTAAAGGTTGGCTATGACATCGGTCAATAACCGACACGCCTAACGGCTTAAAAGGATCTCGTAAATGCTATCTACCTTGGCCTCGATGCGATCCACGCGACCGCGTAGGTTATGGCCACCGTTTCCATCTGGCCTCAATTCAGCCAAGTAATGCTTAACTAAATGGCGTACCAGCCCAGCCGCAAACCCAATTAGGGTGCATAAACCTATGGCTATCGCTATAAGCGACTGGGCGGCCGTCATTACTTAACGCCGAAAGTGTTATCCGATGGATTCATGGCGCGCAATAATGGGCCAAGTAGTCCAGCAATAAATGCATTACCTAGTGTTTTCCAGTCGGTAATGCCAGACATGTAAAGCGCAGCTGCGCAGCTAAAAGCGGCGCGTAGGTATGAAAGGCCAGCGGCCTTAGCTTGTTCCTTCATGGTCTTACTCCTAAATGCCCTTAGTTGATTTGTCTTAGTACCGACACCACGTTCGTACCCGATGCGGTAACGGCATACAGGGCTTCGTGATCGCCCACCATAATCGTTAATTTATCGCCGTTATCTAGTTTATAACCATTGGCTGTAGTTACGGTGGCATCTCCTAGATAAACCACGCCGCCACCTGAGTTATGCAGGTTTACGGTTTGATCGAACGCAGTTTCAGGTACAAGTACGGTGACTGTTGCGTTTACGGTCACTTGTGCGCTACTGGGCATAGGCTAATCCTAACTTCTCTATTAGTTTGGCTGTCTTTAATGGGTCTAGTGCTATTTCAAAATGCATTTCGTCTTTACGGTTACGGTAATCGCCGCCCCACACTAGGCCGTATTTTTTGGCTAAAGCTTGAATCATAGGTACTTTCTCAGCTGGGAACGTGCCAGCCTTGCCTAGTGGATGCTTAGATGCGTTTAAGTCAATAGCCGTGCCACTACTGTGGTTACTCAGCTTGTCGGTAGTGCCGCGCACCATGCGATAGCAATAGCCCCAATCGTCTGCCCCGGCATCTATCGGCTCGATTAGCTCATTAAACTGTTCGGCAAAGGCCACTAGCAACGGCGCAGCAAAATAGGCGCAACGCAATTTAACGTGGCTGCCTTTGATCGCGTAAGACTTGATACGGATAGACTCAGGTTTGTCCGATGCTGGCCAACCGTTATAACTGATTGCACTCATGCCAGCAGTAGGGCTGCTTCATCGGCTGTAATGCCTAACTTGGCCAGTAGCGCAGCTTTAGCCTCTGCGGCCTTTGCTATCGCTAATTGATTGGCTTTTTCATTATCTGCATCAATTTTGCGCTGTTTAATTTCATCGGCATTTAATTCACGTTCGATAACTTCGCCTGTTTCGCAATTAACTTCAGTTATTGTATTCATTATTTAACTCCGTATAGTGTGTAAGTACCTGCTGAAAATGTACTAGCACTTGCCACGATTGTAATGCTAGTGATCGCGCCAGCCGTTCCATGATATAAAAATGTTTGTAAACTTGGAATTTTAAATGTCGCTAAATCATAACCAAGTGCTGTTATTAACTTTGTCCCTGTTGTTGTTTTATAAGCTGGAAAATTAAGAATTACTGAGTTAGTCGTGCCATTATCCGGGGTTGTACCGCCATCGGTTTCTATTTGTGCTGTTGCGCCTGGAGATGCCGCGCCTGCAGAACTTGACGCTACGCCGTCACGGAATCTGGTGTAACCACCTGTGTAGTTTGTGCCACTATCGCCGTTTACTCTTACGAATAATCTGCCACCACCAGCAAGATTGTAGCCAGTTATATGTAATTCAAGGTTGTTGTAAGTTCCTGCAATAGATGAAAAAGTAACGCCTGTGCTAGATAGCGTTCCAGTTGAAATGACTGTCATGCCACCGCCAGAACCACCGACTGCAGTCCATGCTGAGCCTGAATAAGATTGTACGGCGTCTGTGTCTTTTAGGTAACACATATTGCCTTCTTGTGGGCTAGTTACAGCTGCATCACGGGCTGCCGCGTTAGCAAATACCCATACGCCTTGCATCAAGTAACCATTTGCATCGCCAGCGGTAAGTACATCTCCCGTGACAAATGTCTTAAATCCTAATCCAGCTGCCATTTATTTACTCCTTTTAGTATGAAAGTACATTTTGATCCAAAACCCCATAATTAGCATTACCAATAATAAACCCGTCTATCACGGGTTCTAGTGTAGTAAAGGTAGTGCGCCATTTATTCGGTGTAACGTTATGTGCCACGCCAAATACTTGAAGTGTTTTTGTCAGAGTCGAGCTACCGGGCTGGTTTGTCGTAATCGTCACAGGGTCAAAGAAATCAAGATCAAGCGCGGCTACGATGCCATTGGCGTAGTTATCTGTATAAAGGTCTAGCTCGATGGCATCGCATCGAACGCTAGTTTCAGCGCGGCTGGCAACGTATGCACGGGCATAGTCCAGCGCGACCGCATCGGTCTGCATAAGTAAATTCTGGATATTGTAAGTATGGGCAAAATACTTTTCTACGCTAGCTGCGTTAGTAGCGTTTTGTACTGTGCCACCTGTACGGGTCACGTTTGCCTGATTAAATACAAGGGTGTCATCAAGTCGCCATACGGCATTGAAGTAGCCGATGTCTGTGCCGTTATCGTTAAACACGGTAGGCGTACCGCCGATACTTGCAACGGTTACGGTGCGATCCTGAAATACGAAAGAGCCAGATGCATCAACATAAAACGCGCCATACTCACTATTTGTAACGGTTTGTAATGCAGCCAAGGATGTACGAGCTGTGCCGGGGTCTGCCTGCATGGTAGTTAAACCTGCATCAACATCACGCATAGATGCTGGCCAGTCAATTTCATCAAGTATCTCGTTAATCCGTGTGCCACTTAGGTCGCCTGCAGTTGCACCTGTAACGGTACTGATCTGGGCATTTTGAGCCAGTCTTAGGGCATCTACAGCTTGGATGACTGTATAAACAACATCGTTAGCATTTTTAGGGGTAGTCGTGGTGTAACTGGTAATAAATCCCGAAAACATGGCATAAGTGCTGCCAGCATAAGTAGCCGATATGGATACCTTACGCATTGGATTAAGTAAGCCAAAATACGGGCTAGATGGATTTTGCGGATTAAAGTCGCCATTTTGATCCACGATGCGTAGGGTCATTGTGCCAGTTTGGAATTCATCTGCCTGCGGATTGCGGCCGCGCTTAATGCTTACGCTATCTACTACATCGCTAACATCTACGATAACCGCAGCTGAGTCTGCCAATACGTTAGTACCAAATATGCCTTCACCGATAATAAATGCTTGTGCAAAACTAGGGCCTGTAGAAAAGTTAATAACCGCGTTAATTACTGGGACTGTCATTAGCCGTTATCCACTAAAAACCCAGCGGCTATGCGTGGCAAACCTTGCCTATTAGCATTTAGTAATGCATCGTTTACTTTGTTAGTAAAGTCATCACCATCTAATACGCTGCCTTCGATAACTATATTAATAGCTGGAGATTGGATACCGAATCCCGGGCCACCGACTGACGGGCCGAAAGGGTTAAACATCGAGGATGATCCTGTAGCCGATTGGGCAGGCGTTACGTTTAATACCGCAGCTGCTAAAGCATCTACTGTAGTTTGCGATTGCGTAACCGATGTAGCGGCAGCATCGGCAGCAGCAGCGGCCTCGGCAGCAATATTTTCTACCTTAGCCAAAATATCCGAGATAGTGTCATCCTCTGCAAAAATGTCACTAGTATCTGCAATTATTTCCTCTACGGCAGTTTGTTCCTCTTTAGCTGCAT